CGCTGACGCCGCCGGAAGCTACGCTAAGTCCAGACGGAAAACTAACGACGCTAACGACGCTGGAGACGGTCAGACCAGCCTTGTACCAGGCCGTGCCCGAGAAATCCAGGTAGTAGACGCAGGACGTGTCGCTGAAGGCTAAGAGATACGGTGAGATCGGCATGAGCCTCCATTATGGATTTGCTGGTACTTCTTCGCTGGTGCAGTACCAGGTGTTTTCTAACTGGATCGGAAAGAAGGCCACGCCGCCGCTCACCGGACTCGACCAGGTGTTTTGCAGTTGGACGTAGAACGTGCCGGCGTAAATGGTCGGAGCAGGCGGGCTGCCGCCAGGACCAAGGTTTTGCAAGCTCCAAATTATCCATTGACCGCCCGGCATCTTACCTCACCAAAGTTCTGCACCTGCGTACTTGTCCGCCGCCTTGCCGAGAATCTCCGGCCACTGCGGCTTCTGCGGCTCAATCTTCGGCCTGATCGTGTGCAACCCAGGACCGAAACCGTAAACCTCGTCGTCCTCGCTCGTAACCTGGACCACGTTGTTCCAGTCGTGGTCGTACCAAGGCTCTTCCAGGAATTCGTACACGGCCTTCATGGTCTTACTCGGATATTTAGTAAGGTCGTCGTACTTTACGAAGTGCAGTCGATCACGCAAACCACGGTCCATCGCGTCCTTGATCCCGTTGAACGCCGAGCCAACCATGCCGGACGCATCGGCCCAAACCTCCAACCGGCCTTCCAAGGTCTTGAACTTCAGCGGAAACGCCGCCTCCTGCGTGATCTGCCGAGTCTTACTCGCATTACGCCACAACTTCTCCAGACTAGCCAACACGTCACGCACATCACGCACCGGACAAAGGATCTTACACTTACGCTGATTGATCGTTTCCGCCATCTCGATGTGCCCGCACCAACCTCTGGACTTGTCGAAAATCACCTTGTCCTGGTTGTGATAAGCATCCAGGACGGAACGCAAGACACGCACCTTGCCGTCCTCGTTAGGCGAAGCCCGGAACTCCTCGAAGTTGTTCCACTGGTTGCGGATCAACAACAGGATGTTCAGGATTCCAGACGTGGACGTGGCATGGAAGTTAGGATTTTGACAAAGCAAGTTCGTCAGGAGCGTGGAGCCGCTCCTTGGCAAGCCGCTGACAAAGTGGATAGTTTTCATGGCCTATTAGAGCGTTGGCACGTCCGTAAAATTCAGCCAGGAGCCTTGGTGCAAGGAAGCCGTGCCCGTAGCATGCGTGTTCTCGGCAAATCTGAGTATTAGCGTTCCAGCAGTGCCGACCGTAATGAAACCGCTGACGTAAATTGCATCGACGCCAGTCACCGAACTCGCCGTCAACGCCGTGCTAATACTGGTCGCCGTGGTCGTGCCCAACGTAATCGTACCGTTGGAACCAACGATGTTGCCGCTGAAAGCCGAGACTACTGCTGCACCGCCGTTGAAATCGAACTGCACGCCTTCCGCAGCCGTGCTGTTGCTCACCAGCAGCATGCCTTCAAAGAGATACGTCTTAGCGTTCAAGTTGAAGCTGAGGTTGGTGGCAGCCAAGATGGCCGTGGCATTAGTAAAGGTGGACGCCAAACTGGCGGCGCCGCTAATCGGGTGGAAGAAACCAGCGTACAATGTGTCGGTGGCGCCGCCAATCGTGGCCGTGTGCGGCCCATTACCCGTGACGCTCGCTCCGATCACAATGGCGTTGTTGTCGGCCGTAGCACCAGTGGCCACCAACGGTGCCGTGCCGTAACCAATGAACGTGTTGTTGTAGGCGTAGACCGAATTCAAGGTGTAACCGGCCTTGAAACCTACTGCTGTGCCGTGCGAAGAACCAGTGCCGTGAAAGAAGGTTTTGTAACCTATCGCGGTCATGCCTGAAGTCGCATTGCCCAGGTGGTACAAGCTCTGGAAGCCGACGGCCACGATGCCGCTGGCACTGCCGCCATAACCAGCCGAACTGCCGATCAATACTGTATTCGAGCCGTAATTAGTGCCGCCGGCGTAGTAACCGATGCACACCCGGTGGTTTTGGCCGGCGGCAACTCTGCCCGCCGACTGGCCAATGCCCACACAACCACCGCCAGTGCAATTCTCCAAAGCCTTAGTACCCACGCCCACGTTGGAGTAGCCGGTGCATGAAGTTAAAGCATAACTTCCCAAGGCAACATTACGTTCACCGCCGTTGCCGGCCTTGTGACCGACGCTGACGGTGTCGCCGTTGCTGGCAGGTGAACCTCTGGTCGCCGCATAACCTACGGCGGTGTTTCTGATGGAGGCGTTGGCAGCCTGCAAACATTTGGCTCCCACAGCAGTGTTGTAAGTGCCGCCGCCACTTGCACCGATGGACTCCAAGGCCGAATAACCAACGGCGGTGTTGAACGAAGCGGTGGTCTGAAGGTGCAGTGCGTTGGCTCCGACGGCGGTGTTGTTGCCGAGGCCGGTGGTGGCGTAAGCCAGAGCGTTGCTGCCGATGGCGACGTTATAACCTTGCGTGGTGGCCAGATTCATGGCGTTGGTGCCAATGGCCGTGTTGGCTCCTCCGGTGGTGATGCTCGCAGCGGCTCCTACGCCGAAACCCAGGTTGGTGCGGACGTTGCGGATTAACTTGAACCATAACCTGCTGACAGTATTAACCAAGCTCATAATCTCTCCTTTGGAGGTTCATCCGCCTTATGTGGTCGGAGTAATGGCACAGAGGATTTCCGTGTACGCACCAGCCAAGGACGTAATCACGACGTAGTAGTAGCTCTCTGCCGACACATTAATATTCAACTGGCTGGGCACGCCGCTGTAGCCGCCAACGGCCTGCAACACGTCGCCAATCTGGCTGTAGGAAGTGATGCTGGTAACGTCGAACAGCACCCAGGTGACGCTGCTGTGACCGGTCGCTCCGGTGAAAGGATTGGTCGTAGTCGGTCCAATGGTCAAGGAAGAGGTGGTCAGCGTGACGCTGGCAAGTGCCTCGGCCATTGCACCAGCGGCAGGAACGCGACCGATTTCGACCGTCATCTGTGAAGATCCAGCCGAGCCGCCGACTGTGGCAAATTGCATCAAGGCACTGGCCCAGGAGGTGGTGCCGGAGAAGACGGCGCCGCAGGTGTGGCTGCTGTCGGTCAAAGTGGTGCTATTACCAGAGCCAATAGTTGGCAGGCCAGTCGTAATAGCCACCGTGTGCGGAAACAACTGACCCAGCTGAGACACGCCGGCCTGATTAGTAGTCGCGTCAAACAAGGTAATAGGTGCAGCCTGGAGGTTGGCGGCACTGCCACCGCCTCCACCGCCGCCAGCCTCGACGTTGACCTTCAAGTTGCCTGCTGCATCCAGCTGCAAGGCGCCGACTTCACCAGCCGTGAACGTAGGAGCCGAGGAGTTGTACACGCCGCCGACTATCTCGCAAAGCACTCCAGATCCAGATGCTGGAGCCAACGTGTTCGTACCGCTGATGCTGAACGTACCTGTGCCGGCATTAGCGGTCACGGTGCCGGAGATGGTGGCTGTGCCGACTTGAGAGACCAGTAAGTTGCCTGCGGAATTGACCTGCAAGGCGCCGACTTGACCACTGGTGAAGCTCGGCGGCGAGGAGTTGTACACGGCTCCAACGATCTCGCACTTCACGCCTGTGCCAGAGCCAGGAGCCAAGGTGTTGTTACCGCTTACTGTGAACGTACCTGTGCCGGCGTTGGCGGTTACGGTAGGCGTGTTGCTTACGGACACCGTGAACGTGCCGGTGCCGGCGTTGGCGGTTACGGTAGGCGTGTTAGTAACATCTACGTTGAAGGTGCCGGTGCCGGCGTTGGCGGTGACCGTACCGGAGACGGTGACGCTGCCGGAGACAGGCACTGTTCCTTGAACGGCGACCGGAAAAGGATTACTGGTGGTAACGTCGCCGCCGTCCACGTCCTGGGCGCCGAGGCGAATCTTGGAAACAGGTATCTGCACGCCCGAGATGTTCTCGGTCATGATGGTGTTGCCGCCAGATACGCTTACGCCATTAAGTAGTGTGTTGTCGGCCATGTGTTATTTAGGCGGTCGCTTGCGGAAATGTCCTTCTGGACGTGGTTCCACGCCGCTGGTCCTTACAAAAGGCGAGGCTCTGGTCCTGCTCCAGAACTCCTCGCCAGCCAGTTCTTCCTTATTCTTCTCTTCAGCCTTAAGCTCAACGCCTACCAGCTTCAGCAGCCACAGTGCCCACTCAATGGTAACCATTATGGATTCCTCGGTTTCACGCCGCTGTCACGAATGAATGGCGTTCCTCTGGTCCTCGTCCAGAATTCCTTGCCGCCGACGCCGTTGTCCTTGTCCTTTTTGGCCACTTCGCCGCCAATCAACCTGTAAAGGTTGGCCAACTGGGTCTGCGTGAACTCCAAACCTGTGGCTGCCGCTTCCATCGCTTGCAGCATCGGACCTTCAACAATCGTGTACAACCTCACCAGGATCGACACCAACTCCGTCAGGTTGCTTAGTAGGCTTGCTCCGAGGTTGACAAACGCCGTGGTCAAAGGTTCGAGAGCTTCTGACAAGTCCTCAAAGGAGTCTTCGAGAGCCTGGTAGGAATCGCTCCTGGCTTCGCCCAGACGGTTCTGTTGGAGGATCGTGAACACATCGTGTTGGGCGACGATTTGTGCCATGCTGCCGCTGAATTCGGCCACGGCACGCTGACCTTCAATGAGGCTTTTGTTGAACTCGGTGATGATGAATGGCGATGCGGCGATGGCAGCGGCGATGCCTACAGCAGCTGCGACGCCTATGCCGACAGGACCGCCTGCTGCACCTGCTTCTGCACCTGCGGCGGCTAAACCTTCTACGCCTTCTCCACCAGCGGCAAGACCTTCACCTGCTTCTGCACCTAGAGACAAGCCTCTCGCAGCGGCCTTAAGGCCGCCGGATGCTTCTGTCTCTCGCAGAAACGGTTCTGGAGCATTCTTGGCCGATCCCAGAACGTAGTCGAGAGACCCGCTCGGACCCGATTTACCTTCAACGTAATCCTTGATTCCTCGAAAGCTTTTGGCGTTCAAGGCCGAACCAACGGCACTGCCTGTGCCTGTACCCACCGCCTGTCGTGCTAAATTACCAGCACCACCGCTTTTGCCAAACGCCGAAATCAACGAGTCGGCCGTCTTGCTGAATTTCTGGAAGACACCGATGATCTCACGCAACGGCTTGAAGTGTTCGGCCAATTCTTTGAAGAACGCTGCCGAGTCCTCCTTCTTCTCTTCTTTGCCACTAACATTGGTCGGCGGCTTCGTCGGATTGGACGGCGATCCAGGTGCCGCCATCTTACTGTCGATGCTGGAGACCACCATCAGAATGTCATCGAGCTTTCCCACGAGCCTCCTTCTTGGTTTGGTTCTGCACCGCCTTCTGGGCCTTGTGCCTGCTAATCAACTTCTCCGCATCCTTCGGATTGTCGGTCACGGCGTGGAAGAAGGAGTCGCCCACCTGCCCACTCATGGCCTGACCAATGGCCTGCATCATCGGCAAGGCTCGTCTGGTCATGCTTACATCCCGGTTGAGGCGTAAGCCGTAGTAGGCTTCGTAAGTTACTGGCTGACTTCCAAAGGTAAGGACGACTCCTCCGTAGAGTTCGCAGTCGGCGGCGAGCCTGGCGTGTTTTTTTTTAACTCCACCTGCCATCCGTAAAAATCGTTCAACAACTCGAAGCACTGAGCGTCCGTCAAACCAACGGCATTGCCGTCCTCGTCCTCACTGTACTCCTTAATGTTGAAGGCCATCCTGGTCGCCGCAATAATCCGGTCCCACGCTGCGTAACTCTCGGCAATCTTCTTCTTGGCCAACTCGCTCAATTCTTCTTCATTAGTACCTGGCTTCAAACCTGACGCACCCATCTTCATCAACTTGTAGTCGGTCGGCAGGTCGAAGTTGTCCATCCTGCCAAGACGGCTCTCCACCTTGGCAGGATCAATAGCACGCTTCCTGCCGTTCTCAACCCAACGGTAAATCTTAGTTTCTTTCGGACTGAACATATTACTCCAATTAGGAACAAGCGTCCGTGAACTGGACTGCACCACGGCTGCTGGAAGGCTGGTACTCAGCGAACCATTTCCAGGTTAATGTCCAGGTGGATCGTACTGTACCTAACTTAGTAGGTTGGGCGTCGATCAAGAAGCAGTTGCTGAACTTGTAACACCCAGTTACGTTGCCGCTCAGACCGCTCGGCTGCGGCGTGCAACGGATGAGCAACTCGCCGGTGTTGTCGCCGGCAACCATCAGTTCGCCGACGGAGCCAAGCGTGCCGAAAGAGTTCTCGTCGCCGCCAGGCAAACCTGACAACCAACCTTCAATCACGTCCTCGTCGAAGTAGATAAGTTCGGCGGTGACGGTGCCGTCAGAACCCATGTACTGGTACTCGCCGAAAATATGTGGACCGAAGGTGTCGGTAGGAATGCCGTCGGTGTACTCGTTGACGGTGATGGTCACGCCGTCTACGCTGATGCCGATTTCTTCGAGGCCGGCTCCTGTATTACCAGCGACACTGGCCTCACCATTAACGTAAAAACCTCTTGCCATTGTTAGCTTCCTTGATTTTGTTGGTAACGCCGGATGCTGAAGTAACCTGGAGTAGCACGATCTCTCAACAGGTTCAATCGAGCCCAATACTGCATGCTCGGAAATTCATCGATTGGCACGCCTGCTTCCAGGACCGCAGGCACGTTGAATACGGCCTGGCCTGTGCCCAGAGCCTCCAGCGTAGCCAACGCCTGATCCAGATAAGGAAATCCGTCAATCGGCATACCTCTGCGGATACGCAACTTCAGGAAGGCCAGGTTGCAGGTGAGGTCGATGAGGAACGCCGCATCGACGCCAGTCAGTGCCTGGAGGTCCGCCACGGTGTAACGCTCGCCTTTCAGGATCGCTGAGTTGATCTGACCGCTGGCCGCATCCAGAGCAGATTGAATTACAGGATTACCAGTAAGGTTCGTGACACGCACGTTGCCATCTGAAGCTAAATCACCAAGAAGGCGTTGGTCAAACTTCAATTGGATGTCGCTAATTTGAGCGTAACTCACGTTGCCTCCGATGGACAAATCTGCTAGTATGTAGGCACGCCCGAGGAGATTTGCCATGCCTGACAATCGCTTTGTGGATTACACGGGCCAGACCATCGGCATCTGGAAGTTCTTGGAGCCGTCTGGTAGGCGTGGACAACACAGGATGTGGCTGATCCAGTGTATCAATTGTGGAGATACCCGAAAAAACCAACTGCACAAGAGGCAATGACATCAAAAAATCCAAGACTGATTGGAGCTTGTATTACTCAAACGGACTGGACCGCATGGACAACAGTCGAGGTTACGAGCCGGATAATGTTGTGCCATGCTGCAAAATCTGCAATTATGCCAAGCACACCATGTCCTATGATGAGTTCAAGGCTTGGATCACACGCCTTGTAGCCTTCAACACTTAGAGACAAAAAAGACAAAAAGGACCACCATTGCTGGTGGTCCTCATGGTCTGCCTGGAATGAAGTAATGTGCTTCTTAGGCGTTGGTGTTGATAAGGTAACCAGACGCCGGTGCCAGCACGAAGCTGTCGTCCACGTTCTCGATGACCTGGAGGTCGTACCGGCGATTCTTTGGATCGCTGAAGACTTCGACCTCGAAGTCCTGGTAACCAAAGATTTCAAAGGTGGAGAAGGACGAGCCCACGCCACTGTCAATGTCCTGGAACTTGCTCAAGAGAACAGCGACATTGTCCGGCCAGGTGAAGACCGTGGTGTTGCTGGAGTTGCTCAGGTTAGGCACGTCGGAGCAGTAGACGGTGTCGTCTACGACCCAGTTGACACCGAACATAAACTCAGGAATACCGTACTTGATGAACTGGTCCTGACCCATCCAGGCCGGCATCGAGTAAGGCGACTGCTTGAAGAAGTCAATCACTTCCTGAGAAGTGGCAACCGTCTTCGCAGTATTCGGGTTGATAACAATGTACAACTGGCTGCCGTCAACGCTGCCCAAGGTGGACTTGCCAATCTGGATCATGGCCGTCAACACAGACTTGCGAATTGCAGGCGTGGTGTCCGTCGCGTTGGTCCAGGTCGCTCCACCAATGGAGGAGGCGTTGCCCTGGTTGGCAGCAGGATAATTCGCAGCAGTAGTCAAGGTCGTGGCAACACGCAAGCTGCGGTTGGTCATGCCTTTCATGGTGCTGAAGATGGAAGCCTGGCCCATGAGATCCCACTGAGCCTGCTCGGAAGCCAGCCAGCCAATCTGCTTGGTGTAGGCGTACCGCTTGCAGTTGAACTCCTGGAAGTCGTAAGGATCATTGCCGTCCTGGACCGTCGGAGCATCGCCGCCGTCCTGCCAGAAATATTGCTGCGGACTATTGATTGAACGAGCCTGGTCAGAGTTCTGGAAGACCGGAAAATAACCCTTCATCTTGTCAACTTTCCGGAAACCGGTGTACTTGACGATAGGAAACTTAGCCGGATTCCGGACGAAGGCCACGAGCAACTGATCGTGAAGAGTGGGCACATAGGTCGTTGTCCCACCCGGAAAAACATAAGGCCCAGTATTGAGTGCCATCTATCTCCTTACGGATTTTTGCCGAGAGTAACTTCAACCCAGCCCAAGCCAGCACCAGCCAGCGTGGTTCTTGCAATCGCACCGTAATACTGCGTGCCAGAAGCAGTTACGCCTTGGCCGGAAGCATTAGCAGTGAGACGGTCACCGGCAGTCCAACCTGCGGTGGAAGCATTCAGCAAGCAAATCTCGCCGACGCTGTAAACGAACATTGATTCGCCTTGGACGGCTGCATTCAAAGGAGAGACGCCCGGCAACGGTGCCTGGTCCGCATACTCCTGCGAAACGCCGATCAAGAACTGAGTATTAGCCGAAGCCACGTCAAAGGCATTGCCTGTGGTCGTGTCGATGACACAAAACAGAGATGTGCCGATGGTGGAGTTGGCGAGACCATTAAGCCGTGCCATTTGCAGTGCCTCCGATGGTTAAGTTCAGAACATTCTTATCTAGCACTCTCCGCTCAGTATTCTGCACGCCAGGCTTCGTCGCCTCAGTCCGCATGTGGCTGTACTTGTGCTTCGAGTAAACTTCGTGAGCGTTGGAAGAAACTTCGTTCTTCGTACTCTCATCAGGCGCCAGCGACGGCTGAAGCGTCACGCCAATCGGAGCCTTGTTGTAATTCTTCGCCATCCTCGCCAGGTGCTTGCCGTACTTCACGTTGTCCAAGTCGGCAACGTAATCAAGCTCCTCGCCAATGTCGAACTGAACGCCACTGGCTTCAAGTTCGATCAAGTCGGCACGCCTGGTGGCAAGAGTTGCCGCCTTCTCCATCTTCGCCAACCGCTCTTCCAAGCTCTTGTGCGAAGCAAGTAACTTAGCGTACTGGCGCCGACTCTGGTTGCGTTGGGCCTTGAGCTTCTCCGGGCCTTCATGCTCTTCCTCGTCTTCGTGACTCTCGTCAACTTCCACCTTGACCTCTTCAGGTTTGTCTTCCGCCGACATCTTCTTCATCTGCTCTTCGCACCACTTCATCTGCGGCAATTCCATCAGATGCGTCATGATCTCCTTGACCCAAGGAGTCTCAGACTTCGGTGCTTCGAGCTTCGGATCTGGAATATGGTATTCCGTCATGTCTTGCTCCTTAAGGTATCTTGCATATCTAGCCACCTTGCCTTTCACTTTCTTGTACAAGACGCCAAGATTTCTTTGCGGCCTGCTCTTCAGTGCTGCAAGGTTGTCAATTTCCATAACGTCCAAGCTCAACTCAATGGACCGGCGTGGATACTCCAACGCCATGTCCACCTTGTCCTTCCGCCACTTGATCGTTCCGTATATACACGCCCGTGGTTCCAAATTACCAATCTCACCCAACCGCAAGTCGTCAACAAAACCAAGCAACTCGCCTTGCTCGTACTCCGGCTTGGCGTCGTCGAGATGTCCGCAGTAAACCGGCGGCATGTCTCCCGTGTCCGCAATCTTCCTCATCGTGTTGTCCACGATCTTCTGGAGAAGTCCTTCATCGAAAACGATGTCCAGGTCTTCTTCGTGACCGTCGTGGGCGTCGAAGAGAGCCACGTTAGGTTCGACGATGAAATCGCCGTCCTCGTAGCGTTGGTTCTTACGCTCTTCGACGCTAGGTACGAAGGCAGTTGTGCCGCCTGGAGCGGCAGCAGCACCTTCAAGCAACGTCGGCACAGAATCGTACTTCTTGGTGGACATGCTGTTATCTATCCTCCTTCACAAGAACTTCTTCAGCTTCGGCTTGCTCCTGACGCAATTCAGGAGACTGTACTTCTTCGCTCGTAAGCTGTTCGCCGAGGACTTTGTTGTCGTTGATCTTGCCGCCCAAGACGCGATCCTCAGCGTCCGGTTCCGTGAAACCCAAGACCTCGCGTGCCTCAGTTTCAATGACCGTGCCGCCGATGGCGATGAAATCCTTGACGGCCGACATGTATTCTTTCTTGTCGGCCTTCTCCGTATTGATCTTCACTCGGCACTTGAAGTCGATGTTCGGATAAGTGTACCGCTGAATCACCCACAACAACTCTCTCGTTAACGTGTCCTCCAGATTCAACGCATCCATCTTCACCAACCGCATGAACGTGTTCTCCTGCACGCTCGCAATCTCACTGCCCAAACCAGTCGCCACTGGCTTGCTGGTCGCATCCTGGCCAACAATGTACCGACGCATCTCTGCGTTGAAGTAACCATCAACCAACGTCATCAAGTTCTCAACGCAGGTCATGGACGGTTCGATGCGGTAGATGCTGTCTTGCCCGTCTCGGGCCTGACCTTCATACCTCGGCCAGGCAATAATGTTCTGGAAACTCTGAGCCTGCTGAATCGTCTGAGCCTGCTCGTAACTCGCTGGATCTCCAGCAGTGAAAGTTACCACCGTAAACCCAGTACCTTGCCTCTCAATATACTCCAGCAACTGTGCGAAGATTTGGTTCTGGAGATACCAGGTCCAGTACACCACGTTCCTGATGCCAGTACCTTTGACGTTACCTGCGGAATAAGGATCGAGGTAATTGCCGGCCAACAACAAGTGCGTGTGAATCACATGTGCTTCACGCTCGCTCTGGCTCAGTGGATGGACTCTGGAGAAGTCGGCAGCCTCAGCGTAGACGTTTCTTACACCTGGTTGACTCCCAGCAGTAACACCGACGCGGAGGCCAACTGCGGGTGAGTCCCACTTGTACACGAGACTGTCGCCGTGGATCGGTATCCAGTCGCGGACGATGAGCCGCTTGAAACCTTTCGAGAAGTCGAACTCGTAGAGGTTTTGGACTGCGGAGCGACCGTACCAGATTGCTTGGGCCAGAGCCCACTTCCACTTGAAGAGGTTTGGAATCTCCTCGATGATTTGTTGGAGTTCCAGTGCCACCTGCATCTGGGCCGGATCTTTCTGGTTCGGCGGCACGACGGACAACGGCAGCTGGCAGACGCTGAGGAGACGACTCTGCAACGGTTCCCAGATGCTCAGGTTACGTTCCATGAGCATGCTGTTCTGCTGGCTGTCACGGACTGCTTGATCGCTTTGGAAGTAATAACGCTGGCCTGCCTGGAGCAAGGCGACCATGCCTTGGACAGGCGGAATTACTACTTGTCCGGCACTTGGCGGCAGGAAGTGCGGCGTGTGCAGCGGATTGTAAGGCGTGTTCGGATGCCTGAAAGGATCTGGCTGAGGATGCGGTCCAGTCTTGGCAATCTGTGCCTCCGGACCAGTGTCGCCCAGGACCATCACGTTGTCGAAGACGTTGTTCTTGTTTCGTGCCATGCTGGTATGTAGCAGGAGTAAGTAATAAATCCTCGCCAAGACTATATTAACTTCATGAACAACCTCTTCCTGGCCGATGGTGGTCCAACGGCCTGCGGTTACTATCGTGCCGACGTAGTGGCTCAGTTCCTGGCTGAGGAACTCCGCGACCGCGGCGTCAACCTGATTGGTCCGGCCAAAGGCTTCGACTGCGAGACCGACTTCTCGGCGATGATATTCCACCGCTTGTTCCGACCTCACCAGCTGGAAATCTTCGACAAGATCAAGGCGGCCGGAGTCAAAATCGCCATCGAGTTCGACGACGACTTGTGGTCGGTGCAGCCGTACAACCCAGCTTTCATCTCGTTTGGTTCGTGCGAGCGTGACGTGTTGGCCTACACCTGCGAGCGGGCCGACATGGTAATTGTCAGCACCGACCACCTGGCCGGCGTGGTCCACGATCATGTGCCGGCAGCTAACGTGCGTGTCTGCCCAAACCTGCTCGACAACAACTTATACACCGTGGAAGATCGCCGCGAACCAACCAGGATATTATGGACTGGCAGCTGCCACCATTACATGGACCTGGAGGTGATCGCACCTGCACTGGAGCGGATCGTCACGGAGATGGACGTGCAACTGGTCTTCTTCGGCGACATGCCCAAGAGCATGGTCGAATGGACTCCCAAACTAGGCACTGACTACGCGACGTTTGCACCTGCGAGCCGCTTCTACCCGAAGATCGCTTACCGTCGAGGTGGAACTTTGGAGGCTTATCCAGCCGTGTTGTCGGCAATGGCTGCGGACATCGCCTTGTGTCCGTTGGTGGACGACGGTTTTAACAGCAGCAAGTCGGCCAACAAGGCACTGGAGTGTGCGTTGACTGGAGCGGCGATTATTGCTACGGACCTGCCGCCTTACCAAGGACTGCCTGGCGTAACCTTAGTACCAGTGGACGGCGATTGGTACGAGCCAATCAAGCAACTGGTGCTGGACGTGGAGAAGAGGCAGCGGCAGGCAGGTGTAGGAAAGATTATGGCCCAGCAGTTTTGGACCTGGCAGAATTCTGCCAAGAAGAACATCTGGATCGAAACCTTGAAGGAGTTGGCGTTATGAACTCACAAGAAAAAATTGCCGCCATCCTCGCCAAAGTCCTGGAGAAGCAGGACATCGACCTGGAAGAGTGGTGCTTCATATACCGTCACAGAGAGGACGACCCAAACGCCTGGATGCAAATGAAGGAAGCCAAGGCGTTGGTCAAGGTGGTGTGTCATGACTGACGCAGAACTCTGCATACCAAAATCCTTCCGGCACAGCGGCTCACTCGGCGATGTGGTGTTTGCCGTGCCAGCAATCAAGTCGCAGACAATACACGGCACCATCCATTTGGCAGCAGGCGTGCCTGGTCATTGGGCTCCAGGCATCCAGCACCCAGCCGGCAAGTTCCGTATGAGCAAGGCCGGAGCCGAGTGGCTGGTGCCGTTGCTCAACTCCCAGCCCGGCCTTACAGCCACCACCAGCCAAGAACCTTCCGACGTAAACCTCGACAAGTTCCGCCACATTGGTCTTAGTTACATGAACGGCAGCATACCAAGGTGGTATTTTTATGTGGTCGCCGGCTGGTACGACCTGAGCCGTGCGTGGCTTACGGTCACGCCCAAAGCTGGTTTGTCGAACACGCTTTGTATCAACCGGACGTCACGTTACAACAATCCACGGATCAACTGGTCCTCGCTGCGTGAGTACGCCACCTTGTTTGTCGGCCTGGAAGAAGAGTACGAGGCGATGCGTAAGGTGCTGCCAGACTGCCGCTACCAACCTACTGCCGACGCTCTGGAGATGGCTCAGGTCATCGCTGGCTGCCGCGTCTTCGTCGGCGGCCAGAGCGTGGCCTTCGCCATTGCCGAAGCCTTGAAATGTCCTCGCGTCTTGGAGCAATGCACCTGGTGTCCTAACGTGATACCAGCGGGTGGCAGATGTTACGATGTGGTCTCGCAGGCTGGCTTCGACTTCGCCGTCAAGGACGCCTGGAATGCTTGCCCGCCGAAGCTGGAGTACAAGCAGCAGTACGACCGCTGGTCTTCAACCGATCCTCATAAGGAGACAAGATGAGAGAGCAGTTTTTCCTCGACATGCAGGAGTTGGTGTTGAAGACCTGGACTTATGAACGCATCGGTTTCGACAAGCGTGAAATGACGTTTGACGCGACCGGAGCCATCGGTCAAGGACGTGAACGGTGTGAAATCAGCTGGCACATGTCTTTGGTGGACGACGTGACGACGTTGCACATCCACGGCCTGTTCGGCTTGACGTGCAGCGTCGTCAAGATGGTCGGCCGTGTCTGGAAAGGACGTTGGCTCGTCCACGAGAAGATGCCGGTGGAAATTACGCCTTCTTGAGCATGCAGGTGTAATCCACCAACGTGTGGAACTCGTAAGGTTCGGCCAGCCGTGCCTTGAATTCCTCCACCGCCTGCCACACGCCAGGCGTCTCAATCCGCAAATAATCGTCGATCAAGATGATGCCGCCTTTGGACAGCAACGGCCAGTAGACTTCGAGTGCATCTCTGGTCGGCACATAGTTGTCCACGTCCAGGTGGACGAAGGCGTAAGGCTGCACCATGTCCGCCGTGAAGGTCGCCGGAAACAAACCTTTGTGGATGCTAATGTTGTCGAAGTCCTTGAGGTAATTACGGCAGTCTGCTTCGTCGGCAATGTAGTGCTTCCGATGCTCCTCGGTCCAGTCTGGATTGTCTTCGGCGGTCCACGGCGGCAGGCCGGCAAAAGTGTCGAAGCAGTAGATGCACTTGTCTGGATGTTCTGCCGCCAGCAGGTAAGCCACGCCGCCACGACAGCAGCCGACGACGGCCATGTGGCCTTCAATGTCGCGACACTGGTTGGCGATGCCGTAGAGGTCTTCGGCACGTTCAGGACCGAGGAAGGTCTTATGTTCGATCAGCGGCCAGAGGTCGGCGAAGGTCATGCCAGCAAACTCCTCAATATGTTCGCCTTGTCTTCCTTGGTGTGGCCAACGACGTGAGCGATGAAGTCGGTTTTTTGGAAGGTGGCATCTGGTCCGTAATCGCCACCGGCGAAGGAGTTCATTATTTTTTGTGGCACCGCCAACCACTCGCACTTCGGTTCTTTGTAGAGGAGCATGGCCTGACTGACTTGCTCTTGATTAGCCCAGCCGAAGTGAACGCCGTGGTGCCAGTGTTTCTCCAGGAATTGCTTGGCCCAGTCCGTGTTACGCCAGAATTGAACGCCGCCGTGAAAACCGTTGACGTCGGTGGTGAAGATCAAGCTGGCAGTGGTGCAGTTTGCCAAATACTCGACCTTGATGTCGAAATCCATCGGCAAGGTGTCGGCTTCGACCTGGAGGATGGCATCGTAACAAGGCAGTTGCTCACGCAGCACCTTGAACTTAGCCCAGACGGAGTTGCGGTCGTCGTTGATGCACTGGGCGTGCAAACAGTAGCCACGGTGGTCGCAGTAGCGTTGCCACACTGGCACCGTTACATCGGCGACCACTTGGTAGTCGGAGTTCCACGCTGTGACGACGGCAATGTCCACGTTACACCTTCCTCAAGGCGTCGATCCAGATGCTGTACACCTTCAGTTCGTCGTTACGGTTCATGTAGTAGACGACTGCCTTGGCGTCTTCAGTAATCCTGCCGACGACCATCTCAGGACCGCCGCCGGCCTTCAAAGCCACCGTGTCGCCTGGCTTGATCTCCAGGATTGTCTTGCCGATCCACTCGAATGTTTTGTCGAAGTCGATCTCATTCGGATTGTCCTCCTTCATGATGGTTTCGGAAATTGGCCAGCCGTCCTTCGTGAAGAGGCTCTTGGCGGCCACGGCCTCCGCGTACATGTCGTCGGCGGTGCGGTTGTCAAAACGGTCCAGGAGCAAGCCGTACAACTTGTTGCCTTTGGCTTCCGTCTCCATCTTGCTAACGCGAAGGCGTGCCTCCTGGAACGCTTCCTCGCTGCCATAGACGTTGGTGTGGTGGAACGGAAACGACCACCTTAGCACCTTGCCGTCAACCTTGCTCAATACTACGAATGCTCTCATGATCTCTCCTTAAGCCTTTCTTGCAACCTCTTGGCGGCACCGACCAACAGTGGATGTGTGGCTGGCAGCCTGGTCCGAAGGCCGCTGAACAACCTGGTCAGATCCAGACCTTTCCATTCTCTCACCAACCCAGCCGCCATCTCGTGGCCTTGCTCCTCCAACCAGTCCGAGTAAGCGTCCGCCGCCAACTGGTCTTCAGGATGGTCCATCAGCGTCCGGAGAAAGGCCATCTCCTCCGGATCGGCGACCTGCCGTCCGCAAAAATGCAACTCGTTGTTCACGACCGTCATCTCCTCGAAGTCATTGATCTTGATGACCATGTTCTCAACCAGCAACACGTCGTTCTGTCTTCGCCACTCGCTGGTAATCACGATGCCGTTGTTCCACCGAAAATCCATGCACTCGCCGGAAACCTTCGAGTTGAAATCGCCTCTCGCCAAATCCAGGTCTTCGCAGATGCCGCCGACCGAGATCGTCCGATCATTGCCGACCGAGAAGTCAGTAATGTGGACGCAGCCACCACTGGCAAAGTTGGCCTGGCCGAAACCGTTGTACGCTGTCATTGACCTCACCATTGTCCAGGCCATCCTACTGGACCTTCAGGAAACCTCGGCATGTCGTCAATCACGAATGGCAGACCGAACAAGGTGGCACGCCTCTCTGCCCGCAGCCAAGCCTCACTGTACTTCTTCACCATGTGGTCGGCGACAACCTTGCCGGCAGCCTCGATCATCTCCGGCGAACAATGCAACTCCAGCAGATCGTACTTAAGTTTCTTCACCAGCTTACCTCCCAGTCCTTGAACTCAGCCGCCAAACAGTCAATCTTGTAATCCTTCCGACCACCAACCACTTCCTGTATCTTGTTCTTCGCCACGTTACGAATGCCGTTCAACCCGTGAGTAAGCTCCAATTTCGCACCAGGAAGACCATTACGCACCTGATGTTCGTTGTGCCAGATGTGCAGGTTCATCTGAGCCAGGACGACGATTGCCCGCACCACATCGCCTGTCAGCGGCTTGCCGTCCAGTTCGATCTGGATGTCGTGGACGATCTTCTTGATTTCCTCGGCGTACTCCTGCTTGTGGTCACCAATGAAGTTTTCCTTGAGTTGCACGATACTCAAGCGGTCGATAAGTTCGGCCAGTGTCGGCAGGTATTGTTTGTTGTCGGCACGGCTGCTGACCTTGTGCAGGCCGTCCAGGACTTCCTGAAGCGGCAACGTGAAGACAGTAAGGCTGTAGTCGTTGACGCCGCCGCAGACCTGCACCTGATCGTCGATGATGTTCATGCTGATAGGAAAGTAAGACCTTCGCCAGATGCCGGCGTCTCGCTTGTTACAGTACGGCAGGTCGTCGGGCCGCCATAAGGCCGAACCCACGGCCGTCACCTCGAAAGGAGGACTGCTGGCAAAGGTGTAGAAACCGCTCCAGTAGTCGGCTCCGTGTTCCTTGGTGTGCCAAATGGACAAGTAATGTTCGCCGCCTGGAAGTAACTTCGGCGTGACGCTGCCACGCATGCTGACGGTGCCAGGAATCCTGATTGGACTCTTCCACTCGGTCTTATGGATCTGTCGGACCTTGCCACGGTCGCCGTCGTGGCCTTCGTACAACAACACCTGGTGGTGTGCGTGAATCCAGCGTATGAAGTGCAGCTTGTTGTTGTAGACGAATGGCTGCCAATTCTTCTCGCAGGAATGTCGGTAACCTGGTGCGTCTTCAATGTGCCCGAAGACGCAACGCTCACCGGTCTTGACCTTGCGGCCGTCAAACTCCAGCTTCCATAACTCGATGCGGTCGTGGCCTTGCGGGTACATGTAGCTCGTCTGCATCCAGAGGCCGCCGTCGAACTCTACGAGGCGTGGATCTACGTTGTCCCAGGCGAAGTAGCTGTAGGAGTCGGCGATGACCTGAAGGTCTTTGTCCAGCCAGACGGAAGTTGGCTGGAACTCACTGGAACGGTAGACGCAGAGATACTCGTCGCCGATCTTATGCAGACCGCCGTTGTAGGCTCCGACGTGCTTGGTGATGATGTCTTGGCGGTTCACAATAACGCCTCCAGGTCTTCAGTCGGCAAATCGTCTATAGGTATATGAGCGATGGTCGTCCAAATTACGTTACGCTGATCGTAGAATTCCGCTCGGCAACAGCCGTCGTAGGTGTTCACCAGCCGTGCCGACAAGGAGTCGTTGCGGATGCACGCCTTGACGTTGATCGTGGCCTGCTTGATTAGCAACTTGATAATACTTGCCCTCATCTGATCCTTTGCCTTTCGGTTGATCTTGCTCCGAGGACTCTCTGAGCATTGCCGTAAGGATTCCGGCTCGTCAACACCTGGTACGGATTCTTCTTGGCTTCTGGCTCTGACTTGGCCACCAACGGCTTCCTCGTAGACAATGGTTCGGAGAACACACAATAACGAAGTGCGTCAACCAAGTCGTCGTCCGCCTTGAGCGGCTTGCCGTCGGCCTGCCACTGGTAGCTCTTGAGTTCTCGGATGAGTTTCTTACAGGTGCTGAAGATTTTGAGCCGTCCTTGACGGAGCAAGCTTTGGATCTTGGCAATGCCTTGCACGACCTCCTTATGTGCCTGCAAAGTAGGCAGACCTCGGATCTGAAACTCGTGCCGTTCTTGGCCGGCGGCGTAGTCGGCCCAGGTCTGACCGTAGTAAGGATTACCGTAATGCCAGCCTTCGTTGATTTCCTTGATGTGGTCCTCCAAGGAGGTTTGGTTCTTGGCGTACTCACGATAGATGTAGTAAGTTCCGTCCTTGTCTCGTGCCGCCCAGACACACGTCGTATTATGACTCCAGCCGAAGTCGATGCCTCTGCTGTGGATGCAGTCCTTCAGGTCGAAAGGCTCGACAATGTGCTGTGGACCGAAGGACTTGTAGATCAAACCTTCAAAGGCGGCGAAGGCACCGGTGAGTCTTGTCTCGACGAGTTCTTCGCATTCCAGTTCGCACATCTGAGCGATAACTTCGGCGGAACAATGGCCTGCCTTGACTGCTTCGCGGGTGTTAAGGCGGTAGAACTTCCAACCTGGCGGCTTAGTCTCGTAGACGTCCAAGAGCATTGGATCAGGTTTGAGCGGTGTAAGAGTGTAGAGGAACGGTCCAGGCCACTTGCGGAGTCTGGTAAGGACTTCGACGAGGACGTTATGCGGAGCTTGTTCGTCCAAGAAGGCGCCGCCGATGTTGGCTCCTTGGAGCCGGCTGCGGTCCATGTCGTAGGACTTGAGTTCGATTATCCAGTTGTTACCGTTGGCGTGCGGCTTGAGGACGATGGATTCCGGCAGACCTTTGCCACGAGAGAACCAGGTGATGTGCCGGATCATGTCGTCTGGAATGAACGTCTTGAGGTTCTGACACCAGACGTTGGCCGAGACCATTTGGCGGGTCTCCGACAGCACCCAGAAAGGCGTATTAGGAGCAGGCGGCTGATGCTCCAGGAGGTACTTGGCGGTCTTGTAGGAGCCGCAATAAGTCTTGCCGGCGCCGTTGCCAGAAATCAAGCACTGGATGCCAGGAAAGTCTTCTTCGACGAAGGAGGTCATTTCGTCGAGGTTTTCTGGATGGTCTGGTCTCGGCTGGAAGGTATTGAGCGGATGATCTCGCCATTCGAGTTCCTCGATGGCCCAGGTAACGAGTTCAGGATCTCCTGAGTTGAGAGCTTGCTTCAGGAGATCAACCGACGTAG